CCAAGCCCTTAAGTACAGAATGCAATATTGTATTCCCGGAGATCGTGGCAAGAGATATTGAGAAATTGTGTAAAGCTCTGGTAATTCAAAAAGGTGAGGGCTGGGTATCCAATCATACCGCATGCGCCGATCTTGATAGAGATTATGATAAAGAGCAAGAATTGATTAAGCAGGAAGAGGAAGAAGAGGGCAACGGAGAAGAGGACTTACCGGAAGATCGGGAAGATGAATCCTTTAAAAAAGAAGCTGATGAGGACTTGCCAGAAGCATGACAATAACTGAGGCAACCGTTAAATATAATAAGGCATTACTCAAGGGCAGAAAAGCGCATTTAGCATATCAGAAAGTCAGTGAAAAACAATTATGGCGGATATATAAAAAAGCGGCTGGTAAAATAGGATCAAAGATAATGGCGGCAGATGCACCCCTGGCTCCGGCTGCACTTAGAACGTTTCTGGATAGCATAACATCTGAAATGAAACGATTGGATAATAAGATATTAAGCACTATTCAAACTGCATCTAACAAATCAATAAAAATGAGCTTAAAGAATACAATAGACCGATTGCAGGTATATAAAGAATTTCTACCGGCTACATTTGCTATTAAGTTGACGTCATCAGTATTTAATAGTGTCCATCATGCGGCAGTAAGAGCTTTAATAAGAAGGCCGCTTGATGGAATAGAACTGAGCGAAAGAGTCTGGAATATCCATCAAACAAGTATTACTCAAATAAGAAAGCATATAGCAAAAGGCTATTTATACGGAGAGCCGAGTCATAAAATAGCGCAGGAAGTAAGAAGGTTTTTAATAATATCAGATTCGGATATGAGAACAAAAAAATGGCGAGCGTTTTTTAAAGAACATCCGCCAGGGAGGGGAGTCTATAGATCAGCATACAAAAATACGGAAAGGGTAATAAGAACAGAAACCAATAATGCATTCAGATTAGCACAAAGCGAATATGCGGCATCACGTACGTGGATTATTGGTGTTAAATGGCATAGAGTTGCGGGGGCAAAGGAATGCGCCGAATGTGATGGTTATGCTTCTGGTGGTATCAATGGAGACGGTGTTTATCCAGGTGGAGAAATCCCGTCCTCGCACCCTCAATGCTTATGTTTTTTAACTGATGTTTTTAAACAGGATGTGCTTAAAAAAGGTACCACATCAAGTATTTTAAAAAGCACTTGACAAAAAAATAAAAAAGCGAAAGAATATAGCTAAGGAGTTCGATAATGGCTAAAGAAACCACTACGAAAGATATGGGTAGAGGCAAAAAAGTCGATCAGAAATATGTGAATCATATTGAGAAAGGGCTGTCTCAACCCGGCGGTATAATGATAACTGAATTGGCGGCTGATCTTGCGTTAAAGTTTGGCAGATGGAATACAGAACTTGATAAAGCACTCGATGCAGATGAAGCATTACAGGAAGATGTTGCACAAAAAAGATTAGTAGATGAAGATCGAATTAAAGCTAAACGGTTAAAGATCAGAGAAGAACGGCGAAAAGCTGAAGAATTACGAAGAACAGAAAATCAAAGCTATAAAGAAATTGTACTGCAATATATTAAAGAAGTTTATAAAGAAGAGCGCAGGGAAATCCTTAATGAACCAAATAGCAGATTGGTTGGTTATGGTGACCGGATTGAGATAGATAAAAAGGCACATCTGCACAAAATATGGTAAGTGGATAAAGTAACAAATAATGTATTGTGTGCTGTATATTTGGAACAGCGTATACAGGAACTAATAAAACACAGCAAAAATCAACAGGCGTGGATAGAAGTAGATAAAAGCAAACTACCTAGATCATGCTTTTTGTGGACAGAAAGTTCAAATAAAAAAAATACATGGCATTTACCTTATCGTGAAGGTGCGGGCGGGATAGACCCGGATACTGGATTATACCGATCTGCTGGCGCGGTTAATCTGGGAGCATTGCGAGCTATTGCTGTTGTTATAACAGCAACTACAATAGAAGGTAAAATGCAGATGCCGAGTGAAATCAAATCTAAAATTAAGAAATTACTTCAAGCATATAATATTGGAACGTATAGCAAAAAAAAGCAGGAGAATAAAGTGAAAGATATTGAAATTAGAGAAGCTATTATTGATAGTCAATTTATAGAATCTAACCTGAATAAAGAGGCTAGAACAATAAGTAATGTTGCTATTTTGCACCCAACATCTGGAAACAGTTATATAAGGGGTACGATAGGAACTGAATTCTCTGAACAAGCCCTGAATGATGTTGCGAGATTAATCACTGGGAATAAATTCTATATCGACCATCCGGGAGAACAGGAAGATAAAGATAACCGTGGTATCAGGAGAATTAGGGATTTAGCAGGGTATTTTGAAAATGGACGACTTGATGAAAATAAGGTTGTCCGAGCTGATATTCATTACTTAAAAGCACATTCAGAATTTCTTGAAGACCTAGTTGACAACATGGCCGATAAAATAGGATTATCTATACATGCATTCGGGCCTATGAGTGTAAACCGGGATCGAAACGTAGGAATTGCCGAAAGTATGGCAAGAGTAGTTTCCGCCGATCTTGTAACCGAGACAGGATCAACAATAAATCTATTTGAGTCAAAACATACGGAGGAATTAGAAGAGGAACCAGAAATGGAATACGGTAAAATAAATTTGACAGAGCTGAAAGAAGCACGGCCTGACATTATAGAAGCTGTGCAAAATGAGGTAAAAGAAAGCATGCAAAGTAACGATGAACAAAAAGCTCTTGAAGAAACTAATGCAACTTTAAAGACTGAAAATGCTGATTTGAAAAAGAAAGTAGATGAAGGCGAAGTTGTAGAAGCGGCCAGAAAACGGGAGACACAGATTCTTGAACTTATCGAAGCGTCAAAGCTTAAAGATAAGAAGGATGTTGTAACTCCAAGGTTTATGGAATCTTTGAGAGAAGCGAAAGATGAGGCGGATATTAAGGCACTCATCGAGGATCGGGTAAAACTGATTGAACAGTCTGTATCGGGCGTTAAAAACATGGGCGATGAAAAAAATCTCGATGACGACGAAAAAACGCAGACTAAAGAAATGATCGAAGCAAAAGAAAAAGAATATGAGGAAGCTTTAGCGTAATGGCAAATGTAATGCGATACAGATGGGGCCCCTTATCTTTGAAGTGGGTTCACAAAGCGACATCGGTTGATGTCGAGCAAGGCGATATATTGAAGTGGGCAAGCGGTGGTACAGTTACCCCGGCTACTACTTCAGCAAATGCAACTGATATTATGGGAATCGCAATGTCTGCATCTCCTACCAGCGATGCTACTGACCAACAGATTAGAGTAGCAGAAATCGGACACGGTACAGTATTTGAGTTTACAGTTGATGATAGTTCAACCTATACAGTTGGAACATACTTTATCATCACAGGCAATCAGACTTTGGATTCTAACGGCGAGATGACTACTTTTGCATCCTCTGGTACAAACTGCGTTGCTGTTTGTATTGAAGATTTGGATACAGCAGGAACCGAAGTATTAGTACAGTTCTTACCGGGAATGTTCCAGGCGCAGATACTGGCAATTTAAGGGATAATCTAATGAATTATACAAGACTGAAAGAATTGTACAAAGCGGACGGTGAAAAAAGGTTCGCTACAAACATGATTAACAACATTCATGAGGGGAAGTTGAACGCAGATAATTTCTCGCTTAAGGGTATGTGGGAAGTAATGGGAAGTCCGGATTTCGCACGTGATAAGCGTATTAATGATATGCGGATCACTGAGGCAGAATTTCAAGAAGCAACAGGAAGTTCACTCTTTCCGAAGGTTACTGGTGCGCTGATCAGCAAAGTTGTCCAGGAAGCTTATAAACTGGAATACGGTATCGGTATGCAGTTGGTTACAAAAATTCCGGCTACACAGCTTGATGAAACTATTGTCGGTTTTGCCGATGATGACGTGATGCTTGAAGTGCCGGAACTGATGCCGTATCAGGAAGGCACAGTTGTTGAGAAGTACCACAAAATTAAAAACAGAAAATGGGGTCGGTTAATTTCATTATCAGAAGAGATGGTGAAGTTTGATCAGACTGGACAGATTGTTTCCAGAGCACGGCGTATTGGAGAAATGGCTAAAGCCAAGCAGGAATACATAATTATAGGGGCTGTTGTCGGATTGCCGGCAAGTGGTTCATACGCTGCATGGAGACCGGCCGGATCTGCGGTTACACTTTATAGTGCAACTTCTACTGATCCATATAGCACTGCTGCCGGTACTCTCAATAACCTGGGCACAAATATCCTGGTGGATGAAACAGACCTTGATATAGCTACTGTGGCCATGGCAACTTATACAGACGAAAAGGGCAACATAATGGCCGTTACTCCGAAGATTTTATTGACTGCTCAAGGGCTGTTGGGAATAGCACGTAGGATTACTAGAACGCAGGGTGTTACCGCAGCAACTTTTCCTGAAAAGATTTATGATGTATATGCGCAGGAATTAGGAATTAAGCACCTATACAGTCCACTTATTGACAGCCGGAGAGGTGCGACATATTGGTACTATGGCGATCCGAAAAAGCAGTTTGTTTATACTGAAGTATTTCCGCTGCAAACTTTCCAAGCCAAGAAGGGTAGTGAGGATGAATTCAAAAGGGATGTCCTCTTTCAGTTTAAGAGCCGGTTCATGGGCGGATGTGGAGCAGTAACAAACCGTTATGTGTTCGGCAGTACAGGTAATGCCTAAGAGGTAGAAAATGAGTACTGTAACTGATACGTTGGCCGCTATTGATGTGAAGATTGCTGCTATTGTGGCAAGTCCAGATGATATTGCATCTTATAAATTAGGCCAGAAATCAGTTAATAAGTCAGAAATATTAAATACTTTACTGAAGGCGAGGGAACTTTATCAGTCCCTCGCCGAAGTAGAGCCGTATGAAGACATCAGGCATATTGCGTATGGTGTCGATGAGTTTGGCGTAGAGATATCCGAGTTGATCGGAGA